GAGCCAGAAAATCCTACCACCATACCCTTTTCGTTGGGATTAACATAGTGTTCAAGCCAATTGGTAAAGATGTTTTCATAACCAAAATCGTTTGCGATTGAGGTGAGAAGTGATGGGCTGTCAAGACAATAAACTCGTTTGTCTGTCAATCTTGTAATATCAGCGGCGGCGTGACTTGCCACTGCCATGTTGCCACCATTACCGAGGACATACACGGCTTCTGCATCTTTGATGCCCTGAATAATTTTAGACCACTCTTTAGTAGAAATACCTTTCTTAAATTTTTCTTCAAGATTTTCAAATGGTGCATTTTTCATTTCATGTTCCCTTTCGTTTGTTGCATGGAAATATTTAGAATTTTCAAAAAGGTGTTGATTTCATTTCTATCAACGGCAAGATTTGGTCTAACCCTCAATGTCCTTTCGCCAGCCATATTACAGATGGCTCCGTTGTCTTTAAGTCGTTGTAGTAGTTTACCTCTAAACTCATTACTTTCAACATCAAAAGCGATCATTAGTCCTTTTCCTCTTGCATTTTCTACGCCATCAATTGATCGAAGTTCTCCGATCAAAATTTCACCCATGTCCTTTGCATTTTCCAAGAGGTTTCCTCTTCTATACGCTTTCATAATGTAAGTGCCGCGAAGCATATCAACTAAGTCACCGTCAAAAGTTACACAAAGTCTATGATCCAAGCCAGATGAATATTTTTCTGATGTCATCACACCAGATACCTGTGTTTTTTTACCAAAGGCAACGATGTCAGGTTTAATATCAAAGTGTTCAAAACACCAAACTTTTCCAGTTGTCCCGAATCCTGTTTGCACCTCATCATAAATCACAGGGACATCAAATTCCTTTGACACCTTACTAACGTCCTGCAAAAAATCTTTTGGCAAATGATTATCACCGAAGGTTGATTGAATAGGCTCAACCAAGACACCAGCGATGTCACCTCTTGACAACTCTGCCTTGAGTTCTTCAATGGTGCTTACCTTTGCCCAATCAAAGTCAGGAAATCCTGATAATCTTTCTGCGACAATACCAAAATGACTGGTCGCAAAATTTCCATATCCAGCGGTTCCGTGAAAACTATTATCAATAGCAATCATACGTTGTTTTTTGGTGTGATACATCGCAAGTTTACATGCACTCTCAACGGCTAAGGAGCCTGTGCAAGTAAAGTGATACTTATCAAACAATCCCACCCCCGCAAGGTCATGAAAGTGTTGACAGAAATTTTGTCGAACATCACTATCAAACTCACAGTTTGTTGTTTTGACTGATGCCAAGTATTTCAGTTGTTTGTAAAAAGACTCATCAAATACTGGGTGGTTATATCCGAGTGGAAGAGAGGAATACATTCCAAAAAAATCTAGAATGTTTTTATTTGTGTTTTTATCAAACAAAAAAGAACCATGACTTTTTTCAAAGTCTAGGCAAATGTTCCAGAATGTCGCATCATTAAATTTTGTAGACATGTGCTACATCCGCTCTACTCACTGCAAGACGGGCGGCAGGTTTATCGCCAATACAAGTGATTTTGTGCCACTTGTTTTTTGGAATGTAAACAATGTCGCCTTGCTTCACCGTGTGGTCAACACCTTCGATTTCAAAGTTCCATTTACCCTTTAGAATATACCACCATTCATTCCAAGAGTGATGGTAGTGCCTTCTGTTTCCCTCTCCGGGTTTCTGATGGATGACACAACAACTGTTACTTTCACTATTCACAATTCTCTTGATCCAAGATGAATCATCACCCTCTCTTTCAAGAAGTTCAGGAATGTTTGTAATCAGATTATTTTCATCGTCATAGTTTTCATTTTTTACACCATCATCCCTAATGATCGTTGGGACATCTCTTTCTTCGTGGATGCCGCTATGAAGTCTTGGGTCATAGTATTCTGGATCAACATAAGACTGCATGTGCCGACTACCCATGATTTGCTCCGCGAGGGAAAAGTCATCTACGGTGTCAATGTCAACTGTTGCAAATCCAGAAAGTGTGTAAAAACCTGTTTTCCCACTACCACCGTGATATCCAGAGTCATACTCGGAAATATTTTCTTTAAACTTTTCAGACTTCCATGCCATCAAGCCACACGCATATGCCTTTACGGGGGTCAGTGATTGTGATGGCGGTGTTTTTTCTTTTTGTTTGAAGTTTAGTGGTTTGTTTTCATACATGCACTCGATCTGCACATCGGTGGTTGAAATCAGCGTGTCATAATCACCGTCGTTCATCATTTCAAAAAATTCAATAATATGTGCTGCCTCGATAAAAGGTGACGTTGCCAAAAACTGATATAAAGTATCACACTTTACGTTATTGATAAAGTCGAGAACAAAGTCATCATTCGTGGCTTCGTCTGTTGACAGAGCGTCAGGTCTTTTGTAAAACTTGATACCATAGTCATCAGCGATAGTTTTCATGATGTCTGACTCTGAGTTCAAATAGATCTCATCAAAAACGCCAGACCGCTTCACGGCATCGATGATGTAACCAATCAATGGTTTGCCATTGATCAATCTAAGATTTTTGTTGTGGACTCTTTTACTTCCGAGCCTCGCTGGAATCATCGCAACATTTTTCATAAAATATTCTCCAAAGAATTTATAAATCTATTTCGTTTTTCGTAATCAGTCGTATATCTCAACCAGACTGACATTATAGTTGGAACAAACATATTGTCAACATCACAGTAACCAACAGGATGCCACATATGAAGTGCCTCTGCCTTTTCATCATGACAATATAATGCACCGTTTCCAGCATGATGAACATTTTGTTGTTTTAGATTCGGATTATTTTTTAGTTCAAGTTTACTCCAAAAAATTGAATCTTCTGGTGCATAGCCATAAACAATTTGTGGATCAAACCCACCAACCGAAAGCATGTTCTCTCTTCTAATCGCAAGAGATCCACCGGGGGCTTTCAGATCAGCCATTGGTGGAATATGACTACCACCCTGTGTTTTGGGAACATAATCCAACAAATCCACTTGTTTCCCCTTTGAGTATTGTGTCACAATTTTTGTGGTTTTTTTCTCCGACATGTAAATCACACGCCCACCGTAAAATGGTTGATACCAAGTTGGGCTATTTTGGTTTTCGATTCCACTAATGAACTCCTCGGTCACAAGAAGGTCAACATCGTGATTCACTTGCCATTCAAAATTCATCTCACGAAGAACGTGATTGAAGCATAGTGATTTA